CTAATTATTAATATAATATTTTATTATCTATTTTGCTAAACTATCAATTGATAAATAAAATTAGCCCTAAAATAATATTATAATCTAAATAAATCATTCTCTTGATTAGTGGTGGGCATATTTCCAAATATCAAAAAATAATTTCTACTGTAATAAATAAATATATCCATTTTCCAAAAAAATTAATATAATTATTTTCCAAAACTCTTAAAAAATAACTTTTGTGAAAAGAAGGGCAAAGGCGGAGTTATCAAGCCTTAATTCTCTACTTAGGGGTAGGGGGGTTATTTTTATTATTATTTTTTAATTTATTTCTCTCATTATGAATCTCAGTATGACACTTGGTACATAATGATTGAAGATTATCTTCATCAAGTAATAGTCTCCATCTTTCATCATCTGTTTTACCACTCAAGAACTCTATCTTATGGTGTACTTGTTGTGCAGGTTTAACAATACCATTCTCCAAACATCTTTCACATAATGGATTATGCTTTATATAATAGTCTCTTAGATTATGCCATTGAGACGTATTATAATATTGTGCTGATATATTATTATGATGTATATATGGAGTTGGCTTAACCATTATCTTTTTATTTTTATTAATTGTTGGCATTTGCTTTATAATTTGATATAATCTTTAATATAGTATCTTTACCTACTTTTATATTATTTTCCTTACATAATTTCTCTATATCCCTACTACTTCTTTTATTATCTTCATTATAGAAATAGATAACCATTTCATCACGGTATTGTTTATTGGTAACATAATTTAAATGATTATTATTCAACCATTTAATTAATGTCTTCTTTGTTGTATTTACACCATACTCTTTGAACAGTTCTACATTTTCTTCTACTGTCTTACTGAAATCATATAGTTCACCAAAGTCTTCATCATTCATTTGTTTACGGATAATTCTTGCAACTTCCAACCAATTGTTATATCCTTGAAGTAACCAATAGTTCTTATCAATAATAAATGATTTCTTAATTGGATTAATTGATAACATATCAATATTATTCCATACTTCTTTAGCCTTATTAACAATGAACCAATTGTTTAATTGTCCATCACCATTCATAAAGTTTTTAAATACTTCTGTTACCAATAGATATACAAGATATTCCTTTGTGATATTAGGAATAATCTTCATAAATGCAATTGCATCAATCCATAACATAGTAGTTCTATGTCCGTTCTGTATTTTATCTATTACAGCTTTACCTTCTTTATTATTCCATCTATATTGTGCTGATGGTACTATATAGTAGTTTGTATTTCTTAAATCAGCATATCCATTGATAAACATATCTCTACTTACTTCTGTTTGAGTAATGTATGGATATATATTGGAATATTTCTCAATAAACTCACTTCTTTCTAAAGAATTTAAATCATTAAAAAATTCTTCATCCAAATTAAAGAAATTATCAATACTTTTTCTTTCTATTTTCTCTGTCTGTCTATTTTTTGAATTTCTTAATAAATTGTTAGAAGAGATAGATTTATCAAGAGATTTATTTTTTAGACAGTCAGAATTATCATTAAAGAAAGAATCCAAAGAATCAAAGGTTATTTCCTCATCCGCATTGATGAAATCATTTACATTATAAACAATACCATAATCTTTAAAAATAAAGTTGGATAAAGTACTATTAGAAGTAAAAATAACTCTATGACAGTCTTTAGCATTTGAATCTACATATTCAGCATAATCATTAGAAAGAATACTGAAAATATTATTAAAATTCTCTTCTCCTTTTATTATTTCATTAAAGCAATATATTAAATGAAAACAATACTTGTTATCCTTTGCTTCTGTTAAGTTGGAGAATGTTGTATGTATAAAGGTTGGTTTATATTCAATCTTGTCTACAAATTCAATTGGTGAAATATCACATTTATCCACGTCAACACATATAAACTGTGTGCCAACGTAGTTATTGGTCATATAATGATTTTCTCTTGTAAATTGATTATCTTTATAGATATAGGTAATTGTATATCCATTTTCAATGATTTCTTTAAAGACATTAATGTTGAAGTTTGCAGTTTTAAAAGTCAAATCTTTAAAGTAAGTACTCTTTTCAATGTTTGTCTGAGGTTTTTCAGTAAGTTTCTTGTTAGCAATTGTAATATTCATTTTATGTAAGCATTTATGGTTTTATTATTTATTATCTTCTTTAATAAAGATTACGTCTCTTCTATTTAAGGCTTGTGTAAACTGAAATGTTCCACCTAAATAATCTTTAACTTGTTTACGGTTTGAAAACCATTTGTTTTCAGGTAAGTAATACCAAACTTTCTTTTCCATGTTATGTAAGCATTTGATTTAATTATTATTTATTCATTATCTATTAATAAATATTATCTAATTTTAATTTATACTGTTATTTTGAGATTATTTTTTAGTTTTGTCTAATTTTTATTTTTCTTGATAAATTGTTAATAGAAGATAGATTTATTAAGAAATTCAATTTTTAGACAGTTATTTAAGTTTTTAAAAGAGATGGATAATAAAGAAAAGCAGTATTACCCATCTCAACTCAATAATAAACAATAATATGAAAATTTAACTTCTTAAAACTAATATATACTTTAAAAAATTAAATCCAAAATAATTTTTTAAAAATTTTTTATTGATATGTAAAGACATTATTTTAGTGTTTTTCATAGTGTCAAGGTATATTCTATTGGATTTAAATGCACTTCTACTTCATATTTTCCATATATAAGAAAATTAAATTTTCATTTTGATATATAATAGATAATGTATATATTAGTTATATCAAAATATAAATATCAGGATTTTTTAAAAAGTGGATGTTTTTCAGATAAAAATGTTCTTTCCACTGTATTTCCGTTGATTCTATATTCAGACAAACCGCAAATAACAAGATAATCCTTGAATGGGTCAAGATAATATGCTTGCATATAGTAATTGATATGTACAGGAGTTTTTACTGTTTCAATTCCTCCATCCCTATTTTCCTTTGTATTTAACTCATACACACAAGCTATTGTATCCTTGTATTTCTTTTTAAATCCTCTAACGTATATAATCATAATTATATCTCTTTTATTATAAATATAAGGAAATAATATTTTGTTTCAAGTTTTTGAGAAAAAAAATTGTCTACTTTTTGATTCATTAGATAAATTGTTAGAAAGAATAATAGATAATAAAAGATTTTTTAAAAATAGTATTGAAAAAATTAATAGTTTTTCAATTAAGTAGATATTTATAGTAAAGAACAATAATAAACAATTAAAAATTAAATTAGAAATGAATAACAAATTAAACAATTCAACAAATACTGTTATAGCAGTATCAATTATGATAGTATTAGGAATTATTGCTATCAATTTCCTATCACCTTGGTTTGCAAGTATTGGAATGTTCATTAAGTTACTTCTTACTTGGCTTGCTTGTGATTATCTATATAGTTGTATCAAGGATATATACAGATTAATAGACAAAGAGTTTAATGATGAATCCAAAGTCACTATTGAGATTAATAAAGTAACTCAACCTACAAAAAGAGGTAAAAAGAAAAAATAATTACCTAACTAACCTATTAAATAAATATTAACCTTATGACTTGGATGAAGAATATTGAAGAACAAGAGAATAAAGATAGATATGTTGCTTCAGAATGCCTTAAATGGCTTATGAGAAAGGGAACAGACTTGAAAATTAACCCTACTGAGATTACAGATTACGTTGACTTAAATTGTAGTATAATTAATACAAAAGGTAAAAAAGTTCCGTTCAACGTGGAAATAAAAGAAAGATTCAAGGATAAAGAGCAATTGAAAAAATATCCAAATGCTGAATTAAAAGAAGCAAAACTTAAGAGAATGAAGAGTGAAACACCAGAAGGTACAAGTCTCTTATATATGGTTTTACTTAATAGAGAAAAGTGTTTAGTTTTTAATCTTTCAAAATTAGATTTTAATAAAATAGAAAAAAAGAATTGGAGAATAAAAAGAACACAACTTAATCCAAATAGTGATTATGTAACAGTTCCAACTTATTTCATACCTTATTCAATGGCTGATGCCACAATGGATTGCTCCAATTTCTTTAATCAATATGAATTAGAAATAAATTAGATAAATAAATAATATTATGAACAAAGATTTTATAATTGAGAAAAACCCACCTACTTGTGGGACAACTGTAAACTACATTACAACAGTAGAAAATGAAGACAAAAAGTAATGTCTTGATTGCCATAATTTAAATAGTTTATTTTATAGTTATTATTTTTAAGGGTGATAGGTTAATTCCTACCACCCTTTTTTATTTTGCTCTCTTATGCCTTATTTCTATTTCATCTTCAATTGGAATAAGAGTACTATTAGCTAATCCTTCAAATACATTAATATGATTTTCATCATATTTGCCATTAATCCAATATAGTTCTGTAATTTTTCCTCTGTTTATATATAGATATTCATTTGGACTTGTATAAAGTTTATGATACACTTTGAAAAGGTATTTTCTGTTACCAAGTTTCTTAACCGTCATTCCTGTTATACATTCCTTGATTATTTCAAGTCTTTCTTTATCATCAGATATTTCTTTTAATGTATAAATACTAATATCCATTTTCTCTTTATGTAATAGTTCATCAAGTACATTATATAATTCAGTCTCTCTTTTTTCCAATGACTCTACCTTGCTCTGATACTGTTTATGCTCTCTATCAAGGCTGCTGATGGTGTTATCATACATCTGCTGAGTAATTCTACCTCTACCATTTACAAAGGCTTCATAAGCCTTAGAATAGCGTGGTTGAATATCATCTTCAATATGTTTTTTTAAGTTTATTATTTTATCTCCCAATTCAGCCAATTCTTTTTTAATATTTTCTGATTGGCTATCATCCAAATAACTAATTAGATTCCATTTTACTTCATAGGCTGTTCTCCATATCAATGTATCAGCAACATTCATATTAACACCGTATTTGTTTTCTACATTTTGTCTTATCATATATTTTGCGTGCCATTTAAATGCTACCATCATGTATCCTGATGTTTCATCTTTAAGATAGCCTTTGCATAGATATGCATTTCTCAAATATGATTTAGGCTTGTTCATCTTTTCAGACATTAATTTAATTGCAGCATCTACTTCATCTTCATCCACTATTGATGGATAAATAAGACCACTGTTATTTGGTCTACCTGCATAACAATAGTTTTTCAAAATAATTCTTATATGATTTGCTTTTGATGTTCTTGCCTTTAAGTCTTTCCAATAACCCAATTCTACCCCTTCATCAAATATTTCTGCTGTTGACATACCTTTTTTAAGGTAAGAATCAAATATCCACCTTACAACCTTTGCTTCTTTCTTATCATATATAAGATTCTTATTTTCATCTTTAGTATATCCATATAGAATTTTACCATTTGGTTTATTCTGCTCTTTATTTAATAGTTTAGCAGCAGCAAATCTTTCACCTTTAATTTGCATTTCCATCTTAGCACCAAATGATAGGAACATTAGATATACGTCTGATATATCATTCTTTTTCCAAACTCCATCTGTACTTTTAAACCAAGTTGAAAATGGATATGGATTAAGGAATACCAAGTTTATTTGCCTTTTATCAGCCCATTCTTTAATGGACATAACAACACTAACCCTACGTGCCAAACGGTCAACAGAGAAAAAGTATACACTTTCTATTGAAGGATACTGTTCAACTACATCTTTCATTTCATTCAAGGTCTGTCTTTCCATTTCATCAAGTTTAATGGCACTCTCTTTACCTTGAACTTCAATGATTTCAGAAGCCTTATACTCTTTTTTAGCAGCAGCAAGTACGGCTTCACGCTGTGCGGTCAAATCCTGACGGATACTTGAGACACGCAATACACATAAACATTTCTTCATTTTTATACTATTTACAGGGTTTAAACGTTATTAAAACGCTGCAAATTTACAAAAAATATTTTGATTTGGGGCTAAAAGTAGAAAAATGTTATATCAAATTAACACAAAATACCCCATATCAAATAAAAAATCAAAAATCCACCCCAAAATGAGGTGGACTTCTTTTTAAAGTAACTGTGCTTGCAGTGCAGCAATTTGTGCTTGAATGGCTGCATTCTTTCTTTCCTTAATAATGTCCTTAACAGCACTGATAACATCTTCAGTAGTGAACTCATACTTCTTTGCTTCTGCAATCAAGTCAAGCACTGCCTTTGTCTCTTCATCTTTAGCAGCTTGTTTTTCCTTCTTTTTGGTTTCTGCTGCTTTACGTTTTTCATACTTTTTCTGTAAATCATCAAGGAACTTCTTCACTTCATCATTAGTGTTAGCATTAATTTGTAGTGGTTTCTTGAATCTCTCAGCAGCTTGGAAAAATGCTTCTGCTCTCTGACGCTGTTGGGCTGAAAGTGTGCCAATAGCCAATACTTCTTCTTTTGTTTTCATAAAAAAATTTTTTAAATTAAACAGTGAAAATAATTATCACGCTGCAAATATAAATAAAATAAATATAAACTGTATTTTTGTTTTAATCTATTTAACAAAAAAGGATAAAGATAGGCTATTTTTTCCTATCTCTATCCTATAAAAAAGAGTCACAATTACAATATCATCTATTATATTTAGATTGTTTGTCCTTCTTCAAATGCAGCACCATTTGACAATCTGCTTGGATTATTTTCCCAAATTAGGTTAGTACCCAAGTACATTTTCTGTACTTGAGTATTACCTAACATTATATTACTAATTGTATTACTACCTAAGTTAATCATATTCTTATTCTGTTATAATATAAATGGTAGATTCTACCTTAGTTTCAAGAGCATCATATGCTGCTTGTGTTCCTGTCCATATCTGTGGAACTTCTGCCTTAGTTGCATAAGTAGAGGCAATATCAGAAGATTTTGCATAATCAGTCAAATTAGGAGTATCAACATATTTTGAATCAAGTTTCTTAGTACCTACTAATCTACGTCTAATTTTAACTACTACATTATGAGTTACTGTATTACTTGATGTTGAATATCCATATTTTTCAAGGTTATTTTTATCTTCTGAAACATTACCACTATAATTCATATAAATATTACCATCAGATTCTAACCAAACCTTATCTGTACGGTGTGGTGCATAAGACGTTGACGTTTTATTACCAACTTCACAAGCAAGGTCTGAAAGAACTATTCCTATGCCAATAGATTCATCATCAACTATAAATTCTAATTCATCACCTTCACCATAATTTGAAATTGTACCAAGTTTCCAAAAATTTGAATAACCTAATTTTGCATTTGAATCATTCCAATAGTAGTAACTATAATTACTATTATAAGTTCCTTTAGGTACAGAAGATGTAGTATTTAATAATTCAGTTTGTTCACCATAATAATAATAATCTCCAAATGGTTTTTCAGCAATTGATGGGTCTGATACATAGCTGTTATAATCTACATATTTGGTATTAAGTTTCTTATACTTATGTAACGTAATTACCTCACCTTGTTCTGCTTTTCTTACTATAACTTGATGTGAAACTCCTGATGAATAGCCACTTGCACATAAAACCCATCTATTATTAACTTTGTCAACCATCCAATCACTTCTAAATCCATAAGAATCATAATCACCAATACCAAATTCAAGTCTGTCACCATAACTTGAATTAGTAATTACTTCTGCTTTACCTTTTGATACACCATCAATTAAAAGCTCAACTGTATCACCTACAACAGGTTCTGTGTCATCAAATGTTAATTCACTACCATAATGAGAAGGACCAGTTTGTGTAAATGTTATAGTATTATCACATATATTAGTATAAGTGGAATTATCTTGATACTCTATAATATTACCAAATGGTTTATTAGTAATAGATTCATCTTCTATATAACTATTGTAGTCAATATATTTAGATTCTATAGGAATTAGTAATTCAGAAGAGCCATTTTCATCAACTTTGAATATTTTGAGTGATGGATACCAATTACTACTACCAAGTTTATAGATTTCACAAGATTCATCATATATAACACCTAAGTTAAAATAACCGCTTGTACCATAATCATAACCACTTGCAAATATACGGTTGCTTCCTGTATAATCAAGGTATGGCTTAGAATTTTTAATATCATAATTTGATGTTACCCACTTGGAACTATCATTTGGAACACTTTGTGGAGAAATTGTACCATATAATTCATCATTTAAATATACATAATATATGTTCCCAACGCTTAAAATATTATTAAAGGAACAATCATTTGAATAATATCTACCATCATTAAGATTATGTGTTTGACCCTTATAATTATAATGATACCAGCTACCGTTTGCAGTTACAACATAATTACCTTTGAAAGTACCAAATGGCTTGTTCTTTATAAATTGTGCTGATGCTGTATCATTATTATCCCAATCACTTGGTGACAACTTATTATTTACCTCTTCTTTATCATAGAAGTAAACATGGTTAATATCATACCAAGTTAAATACATCTCAGTATTACTTGTTTCATCAACTCTATATAATTTTAATGATGATATATTTGGTGATTGTGTAAGCCATTCAGGAAAAGTTATATATATATCATATATGTATTTTGGCTCATCAAGTTTGTTACCTTCTTCATCATATTCACAAGTAATTTTTCTAACTATTCCTGTAGCAGTAAATTCACCTCTTATACCAAATTGTCTTTCATTACCTGAATTACATAATACTTTCTTTCCATCAACTTCAATTATATATCTTGTATCTTCTGTTAACCACTCAGGGGCTTCATTCAACAATTCACCATTTGAATCAGTTAATAAGAATGGAGTGGTTACTTTTGAAGGATATACATTTACCCATTTCCAACTATTATCAATTTGAATACGTTTATTGTAAGTTGAATATGCATTTTGAGAATAATATGAGTTATTACTATATTTTGTATAATTCATAACAACATCAGTAAATTCCTTTATCAAGCTAACCTTGAATTTACCAACAGGTTTATTCTTTATATAGTTAAATGCATTTGAATTTGCATTATAATCCCAATCAGGCTGTACTTGACCACCACTTTCTTGGAAATCAGCAAGTTTACCATCTACAATAGTTTCAACTTGAGTTGGTGTAGTCTTTGAAGTATTTAAATTTGATAATGATGTATCAATGCTACTAAACTTATCTTGCAAACCAATCATTGGAACATCATAATAATTGTATGTTACTTCATCATAAGCTTGAGTACTATTATTATATTTTTTATGTGTTTTACCAATCTTATTAGTGTCTGCAATGTATACATCACCATTACGTAAAACCTTAAATGCATTATGTCTATCATCAGTACTTATACCATTACCTACAGTAAAAAGGTCAACAATATCAAGATTATTATAATTCCAAGATGTACTTGAATCATTTGTGTTAACAGAAAGATTGTAGTGTCCTATTGCAGTTTGACATCTGCTTAGTGCTTGCGTGTTTTCACCACCTGCGTGTGAGTAGCTTCCACTTGCTATTGTACTCTGTCCTTCAGCATGAGAACATATACCACTTGCTTGTGTAGCCCAACCTTCAGCGTGAGAATAATTACCACTTGCTGTTGTACTTTCTCCTTCAGCGTGAGAAGAAGAACCACTTGCTGTTGTACTTTCTCCTTCAGCGTGAGAAAGACTACCACTTGCAACTATATTATAAGTAGTACCATTTAACTCCTTATAACCATCACCTTCTATTACTGCGCCTTTACCAATATTGGTATCATAATATTGTGATAAGCTGTTTACAAGTCCTACTTTTTTAGATGCACTTGGATTAGTTAAAACAGTGAAACCTCCACCACCACTTGAAGAACTACTACCTACTAATGAATCTACTTCAGATTTAGAATATGTTTGTGACTTAGTATAAACATCAGTATCAGTTAAATAGCTACTATCATTAGTTAATTGACTAACCTTAGTTGGGATTTCACTCTTATCAGCTTTTCCACTAATGTCTTGATGACTTGTAAGATATTTAGCATCTGATTGTGCCTTAGTATATACATCTTCCTTACCATATACCCATTGGTATAAGTCATATTCATTTACATAATTGAAATTATCAATCTGTGTTTTAGTATATACATCTGATGCATTAGCCTTACCACTTATATCTTGGTGTTCTGTTAAGTATCCTGCATCATTGGTAAATGAACTAACATTTGTTGGTATTATAGGTGTATGTAACAAATCATTATAATCACCACTTGTAGCAACATCTGCTAAATCAGCAGTATTTGCTTTACCACTAATATCTTGGCTTGTAATAAATCCGCTATCATTGGTTAAGTCACTTACCTTTGTTGGTACTGTTGGTATAGTTGGTGTGTTTATCAAATCATTATAATTACCACTTATAGCAACATCTGCAAGGTCTGTTTTATCTACCTTACCACTGATGTCTTGGTGTGAAGTAATAAATCCACTATCATTAGTAAGGTCTGAAGTCTTAGTAGGTATGTCTGCTGATAAAGCATATTCACTAAGGTCAATTTCACCACCACTTACAACATTAGCAATTTTTTGGTCTACCTCTGACTTAGTATAAAAGTCAGAAGTATCAACTGTTCCTGTATCACCTTTATCACCCTTCTCTCCTTTTAATGCTGCAAGTTGCTCTTCAGTAAAGTCAGCATATGTAAATGGGTCTCCTTTTGCACCATCTGCACCTTTTAATGCTTCAAGTTGTTCAGGCGTAAAATCATTATAAGTAAAGGCATCACCTTTGTCACCTTTTTCACCTTGTGCTTTAACTTCTGTATCTACGTCTCCAATGAACCAATTGCCGTTTTCACCAATATGAGGTGTTAAACCATCATTACCCTTATCTCCTTTTTCACCTTTAACTCCTGCTTTATCTGCAATCCATTTGATAAGGTCTGATGTGTCATTTATAATAGTGTTTTCATCAATTTCAATTCCGTTCCAATCAATATCAATAGCATTGATTAGTTTATAAAAAGAATCAGATTCAAGATATGCAGCAACAGTTTGGCTCATACCTATATTAGATTGGGTAATCTTATTTGCAACTTTTGCTCCAACCTTTTTATTAGGTACGTTTGTAAACTTAATATTTTTTATTGTAATTTCAGACATATTATTTATTTATTTTAATACATTATTTAAATTCTATTGTGTATGTATCTTTACCAAATTCTACGTCAAGAACTCTATAGTCAACACCATCTACATTAATAATAGGTGTATCTTCATCATAGAAAGCTCCTGCTTCCCAATTATTACTATCAAGTATTTGTGGACTTACAAGTATATCATTCTCAAGTTTTTCCCAAGATAATGGATATACTAAATAAAACATTGTTGGTTTAGTAATTTGTGGTAAATCCAAAGTTTGTTTACCTAATGGCATTGTTGTTGAAAATTTAGTATTTCTTATACTTTCAATTGTAGGAACATCAGTTGAAATAGTATAATATGTAGCGTCTTCACTTTCTTCAGGATGATAAATACCCATTTTTGTTTCCAATTCAACTACTCTACTAACTAAATCTGAATAAGTTGACTGAGTTATATAATTGGATAATTCAGAACTATCAAAAGTACCTGTATCTCCTTTTTCACCTTTATCACCTTTATCTCCCTTGTCTCCTTTATCACCCTTTGCACCTTTTAAAGCTGCTAACTGTTCTGTAGTGAAATCACTGTAAGTAAAAGCATCTCCTTTATCACCTTTTTCTCCTTTTAGAGAAGTAAGCTGTTCTGCTGTAAAATCTTCATAAGTGAATGGGTCTCCTTTATCTCCCTTTTCTCCAACTTTACCTTCAACATTCTCAAGTTTGGTATCTATTTCTTCTTTTGAATAAATATCAGACTTCTTAGCATAATTACTAAGGTCAATATCTCCTGCTGCTACATCTACAAGTTTTTGGTCAACCTCATCTTTAGTGTAATAATCTGAAAGAATTACATTTCCATTTGTATTGATAGTGCTTGATAAATCTACCGTTTCTGTACGGATGATTCCTGTTTTACTATCTTCACCGTTTGATGTCTGATTCTTTAATTTATTACTCAATAGCCAACAGTCAATATAGTCAACTGTAGCCATATTAACTTGACCATCATTTTCAACTAAGCAAAGTCTATAAACTCCATTAGTTGATTGGTCTTTTCCATAGAATGTACCATTAACAATATTTCCCTCAATGGTATATTCAAACTTTTGTTCAACATTGTACTTGTCATATAAGTACACTTTAACATCTTTGTTAGAAAAATCTTCTGCTTCACCATTACGTGTAATAATCCAACTAACATTGATGTCATTACCAAGTCTAATTGTCTTCATAGTATTCAAGTTACTACATTAGTTTAATGTTTATTTATCTATTTCTTTTAAATAATAAGGATTATCTAATTTTTCATTTCCCCATATTACATTGCCATAACAAGTATTTTCAACCCAAAATCTATACCCTTCAGGAGCAGTATATTTGTACAAACCTTCATATTGGGTACTTTCTCTTTTTACCTTGTCTTGTATATTATAAATCATAACTTATTCCAAATCCAAAGTATGCATCAATTTTTTTATTAAAGACTCCATAACCCAATCCAATTTGAGGTGAGAAATGGAGTCTTTTTTTATCTTTAATACATTTAGTTATTTCTATAGTATTAGTTTGAATATAATTATCTTTTAATAATTTTATTTTCACTGAATCAAGTTTTGCATTCACTCCACTAACAGTTGCTGTAAATATTGCTGTATCCTTATCACACAGAAGCGTATCAAGGTATTTCTTTTCCTCTGTAATCAATTTTATTGTATCACCCTTACTGTTGGTCACCGTGTCTATTTTTAACGTCTCTATGACCTTTATTTGAGGTTTGTCTTTTACAAAAGTTAAAGTGTCATGTATGGTATCAGTTTTAGTGTGATAAACAGTCTTTATTGTAGTTGTATTATTAGGAATAAATAATAAAAATAATATGAGTAATACGGTTGGAATAATCAGTAATTTACTGTTCCAACTTTTGCTGTTCATATATCTTTAATTTTTCATCAATTTCATTTTTAACATTAGTATTGAACTCAATCCATTTACTTCTAAAATATGCTTGAGCACCAAGTAATGAACCACCTACAACAAAGCACTGAGCAATATAAATCAATATTCCTGTTGCAATGTTGTATGAGTTTAAGAAGAAACTAAGAAAAGCAATTAAGATACCACTAAATATCATAATTGTAGCAACAGAGTATGAAATTTTATCTTTCACACACAAGTCATTCCATTTGTATTCTTTCATTTTATGTGCAATATTTGATTTTTATGTTTAGAATTTGGTAAACTTATGTGTATCCAATTATAGTTGTATTCATCTATAAGTTGACCAACAATAATCTTTCCATCTTTTACCATCTTTTCAATTAGTTTAAACAGTTCTTTATTATGCTGAACTGTATCTGATACAGTGTGAATATCTGCTGCTTCACCTTTCATATGCTGTGATGTAGGAACACCACCAACAGCCTTATTCAACTTAGGGCATCTATAACCACTTCCTACTACTATTGGCTGTCCATAAGCATCCCTAATTGGCTGTAGTATCTTATTTGCAAGAGCCATCAGATTTGATAGAATCTCCTCTGATGGTTCATTGTTTATATTAAGTCTTTTTGCCGTAGCAGATTTTGTTAATTCATCTAATGTAAAGTTATAACTTAGTTTCATATAATAAATATCATCATTAATTTAAAAATTATTATTCTTCATAATACCACCAATCAGCAACTTCTGGATGGTCTGTATTGAATTGACTTATTGGATAAATAGCCTTTGCCTTACTCCAATATTCATATGATTGGAATTTAGTTAATTCTTCATCACGTACATACAATGTTACGTTATCAAATCCATCACCCCATCCAAGTGGTATATCTCTATTGCAAGGGTAATCATAAATCAGATACTTAATTTGCATACAACGGAAGAAATATGTTTGTGAAAATTCTGCGTTTATATATCCATATATAGCACTTATTGTTGGTCTTCCTTGTCCACCGCATATTCTATTAGCCTTAAGCCAAAACTTATCTAATGTATTACGTGATGCCCAATCATGGATTCCATCAACATTAGTTTCTATTTCTTGTGGATTAAATGCCCAACCCTTTGAATATTTAGTCAAATCTAAATACAATTCTTTAACAGTTGTACCATCAAATACACTTGCATCAAATAGTTTTGGTGCTTGAGTAATATTTTTGAAAGGTCTGAAGTCTAATATCTTATACTGTGTTGATTGATAAAAATCTACATCACTTAACTTTGTTACTGATTCACACCAACTTCTGATAGTACCAATTCCATCACCATAATCATCTGCAATCTTCTGTTGGAAATTCAAGTCTGCAAAATCAATATAATAGTCTTTAACTGATATATTAAGATTTGAACCAAAGTAATTCTTAAGACCATCTATTACAGATTTATATGCATAACCATCAATATTAATTGAACCTTGTAAATCTGTTCTTGCAGCACTGTTGGTAATAAGGTTATTTTCACTGTCAAATTCAATGCAACCATAACCTTCACCTGTACCTGCATTATATGGTGTAGCAAAACTTAATAACATTCTCAAGTCTGCATCTGTACCTGTTATTACATTGTCCCATATCATTGTGACAAATTTCAAGTGGCTTCCTTCATTATATATTCTTCTAAGAATTTCAAAAGGAGAAAGTAGTGGACAATTATAGTAGTAAATACCTGATATATTGTCTACAGTCTCACTTGACAATATTATGTTTTGGTTTGTAATCAATGGCAATGAGTGCAAGAACAAAGTTTCAAGTCCGCTTGGATACTGTATCTTTGTAATCTTAGCACCTTGTGGTAAGTTGATTGAAGGCGCATTTGTACCACCAAAATAAACTTCTCTTAATCTTGGACAAGAAAGAAGTGAAATATTATTTTTAATAGTACTTACATTTCTTGCATCTATTACTTCAAGACAAGGTGCATTAATTGATAATGATGATGCATTGAACTTAACTTTATTAGCATCTTCATCACCTACCTTAAGTCTTTTAAGTTTCTTACTGTTAACTGAAAGTGAAGCACCTACTGTAGCATCACCACCACGTGTTGTTAATTTAAGTCCACTCAAATCACCAATATCAGTAAGCAAGTCAACTGCTTTCAAATAGAAGGTTGTAGAACCGTCTGAATCAGCAACAATATCACAAGTATTACCTGCTGTGGTTCTAACTCCCATTACATCTTCACCACCACCTTTGTTACCACAAGGATACATATCTTGTGATGGTGTAACGTGGAAAGTAAATGAAGATGCAGGAGTAAATTCTATTGAACCATAACCATCATTACTTGAACCTGTGAAACCACCTATTTGATATTGTGACATAACATATATAATACGTCTCTTAACCCATAACTGTTCTGCATCCTTTTGTGTTCCTAATGCTTGTGTTAATGGATATACGTTGTTATATGTCTGTGATGGGTTTTTAGCCCAAGGTGTAATATAAGACCAAGTAGCATCCTTATTATAACTTAATGATGGGAAATACTCAGATGAATTTCTCCAAAAGTAATACCAAAATACATTATATACTGTGTCATGCAGATAAGATGCTGTAAGATTATGATTTGCTGCTATTGTCTGACAAGCATTGAAGACACTTTTCATCATAGCTTTCTTTTCAGTTGCAAATACATCATCTATTAATGTCCATAATACAGATGAAGCACCTTGGAATATATCTGTACCATCTGATGTAATATCACCAACTTCAATACCATATGATTTTGTAGATTGACCGTTGTTATCAGTTGCTATAATAGTATCAAGGTCATCTTGTCTCCAACACCATCTACCACCTTGTGCCAAAGTCTTAAGTTTAAATGGATAAGAGTTTTTAGCGTGATTATCAGATGCACCAATTAACTCACAATAACATGCATGAAATGTACAATCATCTATTGACCAATAGTTACCTGCTTCAGCTTTAAACTTTGCTTTTCTTGCAGCAATCAATTGTGCTGTTGTAGGTGTATCTGTTGTTAAATATCCATTCAAGTATGTTACAATGTTATGTGTAGGATGTGTTATATATTTATTTGCCTTGAGGTCAAAGTAAATAAGATTATAGTTGCTATCATACAATTGAAGTACTTCATTCTTACGTGTTCCCAATGTAGTCATATCATTTCTGAATGCTATAATATCACTATTGATATTTGCCAATGTTGTATTCATTTCAGAAAGACTTCTTAAGTATGGTGAACAGTAGCAAACTAAATCATAAGCAGGTTTCCATTCTGCTTCTAACAATGCTTGAATATTTGCTTGGTCTGATGCTTTATCTGTTTCATAAGGACAAGCATCCACATCCCATCCTTCTTGCCCACCAAATTCAAGTGTTTCTTCATTTGGATTATATATTGTGTCTTCAGTCCAAGGATGAAGGAATCTTGTGGCTAATGGGTTATGGTTTGGTCCTTCTAATGAAAGATATGAAGGATATTTTTTATCATCATAGCCAAAAGTCTTTTTATCTCCCTTATCAGGACCAATTGTATAAAGTCCAATGAATTCCATTCCTGATGAAGTCTTATGGAATCCCATAACAGGATATTCATATACTGCAACACGTGTACTTGTAGATGGTAATGATGCTTTTAATCCAACTGTTTCATATAGTTCATCATACATATTTGTTGCACCCATCTTGTGACCTTGTGAAGAAGATGCTATATTCTTCTTTGCTGTAATCTTATTTACTTTTGGATGATTACCACCATCAAAGTATCCGCTTTTACTTGAAGTAGAGCCATCTGCATAAGTCCATAATGCTGCATCTTTTAGTTTCCATCTTAGATTCCATCTATAGTATCTTTTAGATGTAGTACCTTGTCCATCCATTGGCGCATTTTCAATTGTGAAATTCCATTCAGGATGGTCATTGAATTCCATAGTTAATTTTGACTGTACTGTTGATGTATGTTCAATACTTGGAATTGGTGCATCACCTTCAGTTTCAATTAACATTATATTATATCCTGCTTTCTTACATAAGTCATAGTTAATTTGACCTGCATCCAAGATATTATTATCCTTACGTACTGCAACACGTGTATATTCATTGTTATCTATTAATACGTTCATAAAGTTACCAAGAACATCACCTTCTTCAAGAACCCTATTACTATAGTATCTTAACATATACAAATATGTATCTGATGATTCTTGACCAATTCTTAAATGTCCATTACCAAATGAAGCACTACCACTATATTCAAATACTGCATTCTGATAACTGTTAACATATATACGGCAAAGGTTTCTACCAATGTTATTATAGTTACGTTGGAATACAATCATAATATGTGTTATTTCATCTTCATCAAGGTTTACTGATTGTGGTATTACTTGACGGTTTGCAGTTGATAGAACCAATATCTTAGTAGGGAATAATATAATACCATTTGTTGTATTTGGATTATATGTATTGGTATCCATAAATGACATTATTGGTTCATCATAGTTTGCAATATTTGAACATCTGAACTTGAATTCCAATGATAATGAGAAAGTATTAGTTTGTGTCATTATGTTCATATCAGGAACTTCAATACTTGTACCTGCATTTACAGCAAGACATTTGTTTCCATCACCATCAGTAGACCAACCATCAGTTGACCAAGCAAAACCATTCCAAATTGCATTATAAGAAGATACTTCCATATTTGGTGAAGTACTGCTGTTAATGAATTCTTCTCTATTTGCAGCACCATTACTTCTATTGGTACAATCCAAGTAGAATGTAGGATTATCAACTGCTGCATAAGAATTACTATTATCAACAGGTATTACCAAAGTTTCTATATCATTTCCTGCTTGTGCTGAAACATTAAGTGTTACACCTTCCTTTGATTCACTATTCATTTCAAGATTAATGTCATAAGGTATTTTTGTTTGTGTTTGCACTCTTAAGGTTTCATCAGTAACAATATTATGCATTATACTATTATCATTACCAACAATATTGAAGGTAACTGAAGTAGCATTATAAGTAGCATATTTGAACAATGTTTGGTTGTTATAGTTAACTGCCTTTTCTACTATATCATTAAGACATACCAAAGAAACAACGTTAATATCTTGTGTAGATACACACATCATATTATAATGATAGTGTTGTGTTTCAACACCATCACCACCCATCCAAATTTCTAATGAATGAACACCTGTACCACTTTTAGGGAATTTATCAGACATATTAAATGAATAGTCTGATGTTAGATAGTTAGTACCACTTGAGAAGTTCAAAGAATATGTTTGTTCATCATCATCATCCACTCTTACATATAATGTCTTAGCCATATTACCACCAAAGTAAATCTTATCAATGTAGAAGTTTTGCCCTTGTAAGAATGGTTTCTGCCAAGAGAAGTTACAAGTAAGCTGTAAGTTGGTTACATTACAAGTAAATACAATTGCTTTTGTCTGTTCACTTTCATTACCTGTTACCAATACACGTATACGGTTTGTACCTGTAGTAACATAGTTTCTAATATTTTCTCTGAAACTGTCACCACTTAAACATTCACCACTCTTGATTTCTCTGAATGTACCACTACCATTATCTACAGAAATTGTATAATGATAGTCTTCAATGAATTCCCTAAGACTACCACCTAATACACCACTCTTTGATGATGGTGTAATTGTTATGTATCTTGTTTCTTCAGTTGTAAGTATGAAGAATGTTGATTTGGTGTCTGATTCAAGGTTAATTGCATAGATTGTTCCTGATAATGCAATAGAACCTAAAGCAGCACCATCTTGTCTATCATAGAAAACAATGTTACCACCTTCATAACTCAACCATCCAATTTTACCTTCAAGTGAATCTATCTGTTCTTGAAGTTGTTTCTTTATGAATCTTTGTACAGCACCATTTGAATAAGGTCTTTTTTTGTCATCTCTTGTATCCATTCCCCAATCCGCATCAAGATTAGGTATTTCATTATTTGAATATTTTTGTGCCATATATTTTATTGATTTCTCCAAATATTATCATTATTCCAAGGTCTATCATTTATCCACCATCCTACAATATTCTGCCAAACAATGACAGCACCTTTATACACTGTATTTATTATCTTTCCACCTATGGAAATAAAAGTTATATCTTTATCACTTAGCCTAATCATTCCTCACAAAAGTATAATGTATTTTCATCAATTGTACCGTTTTCAATCATCTCCATCACCTCTTCTTCAGTTTTATCAACTACCATAGTAGGTGGTGCTGAACTCAAAGTCCAATCATCTGAATTATTTTCCTTAACAAGCATTTTTCTTCCCATAGCAGGTAAATCAGCTTCATCATTTACATTGCTTAATTTACCTATTGTTTTTACAGTTCTTTCAGGTATAGCTGCTCTTTTATAAGTTAAAGTGATTTGTTTTGTATCAAATACACTTTCATCCCATGTTGAGGTTGCTCTAACAACAACAGGTGTTGAATTTGCTGTTTCAAAGATTGTTAGAATACCTGATGTTGAATCCACTGCTGCATATTCTGAACCACTTACAATTGTCCAAAGAACACCTCTTTGATTTGTCTTGGTTGGCTCATATAAAGCAGATAATTGATATTGTGTACCTATTAGATAATCATTTGCAAAAATACTTATTTTGGTAACAGGAGTATCTACTAAATCTGTTATTGTATTCCCAAACGCATTACCAAAATTGGCACCTGGTATTGTAATTGCTATTCCTCCCATATTATTTCAATTTAATTATATTATTAATTTTAAATAAATATCTCAACCATTCATAATGTTTTCTTTTTTCAAGATAATTGAAATCATACATATTAAAATATGCTTCTTGTTCAAAAGAAACACTTACATATGCTTTCATAAAATTCCACGTAAATAGTAATTTGATTAAATATTCTATTCCATATAATATATAGAATGGTATAAATGCTAATTCACGTTCTTGTGCATAATGAATATTCTCATGGTTTTCAGTATACCAAGGAAGAATACCAAAGTATTCCTCCCTGATAAACATCCATTTTAAAATTGTGATAGCATTAAAACCTTTAAATGGTATAAATCTGTTATATACTTTCTTTAGTTGTTTCATATTTTTTAACTTCCTAAAGGTAACATATTAAACCAACCATTCCTTGTAGCATACATTGTTAATACGTGTGTATTATTTCCGCCTAAATCCAAATATAATCTACCTTGGTTTCTTGTAGTAGGAATATGTTGATTATAATATATATTTTTATTTTGTGAAGTAGAAGCACCCCTTGCATATATGTAGAAGGTCTTTGAACTTGAATTCTTTATATGTACCATTGCACCTTCAGCATAAGGTAATATTATGAAATAGTTTGTATTATTTGTCCAAGAACTACCTGTAATATGTATCATACTTAATACATTTGCATTTACTTCAAATCCTTTTACTGTAGTAGAACTTCCATCTTCATTATATACTGTTATATCTTTTAGAAGTGATGGACTGCTAAGATTTATATAAATTGGTACACCAATTGGTGCATAATATGGTGTAGGTGTATATATAGAACTAAAATCAGGTACAACTGAAGTACGGAATCCATTGGTTGCAGAACCATCAATACTATAGTTTCCTTCTACAACTTTAAAAGATGAATCTGTTTTAGTTAAGTATGAATTTGAACTATTTATAACAGAAATACCATTTTTACCTATTGTAGTTAAGTTTACAGGGTATTTGTATATATAAAAAGATAGTGCTTCAGTTATGAACAAATTCATATTAAAATTTGTCATCTTTGTCCTATTTGGATTAAAATCAAATGTAAAATCTGCATATACTACACCATTAATACTTGGTGAGAAAGTAGCATTATCAAAATGACGTTTATTAGATGCTGTTTGTGTATGTAAAGTATATGTTGTACTTCCACTCTTCTGATAGAACTTAACAGTCATTGAATATGTACCACCATCATTATAGTTATATGATGGGAAATCATAAACACCATTATCATAGTTTGTAGAAGCTACTCTGATTGAAAACATATAATCTTTGAATTGAATAGAATCTGATGTAGTAAAAGTTCCTATGTTATAACCTGTAATAGTATTAGTATAATGGAAACTATAAGGATTAATGCTTTCACCATATGAATACTTTCCATATTGTTGGCTTAAATCAATCAGATTTTGTTGTACTTGTGGTGTACTTGATACAGAACCATTATTAATGTTAATAACAGTACTACCATTACTATCCAATACAGTTAATACATCATTTGCTTTCTTCAATTGAATGTTACCTGTAAATTCTGTATTATCAGCATTCATTATTATCTTTCCTGCTTGAACATCAATACCTGTTCTTTGCTTCAAGTCATTGAATACAGATAATTTGACACTATCACTACTTTGTGCTATTTCACTTGAAGTAACATAATCATTTTCAATAGCAGTTACCCTTGATGACAATCCATTTGCAGTTTGTGTTAAAGTAGACGTAGTTACGTAATCATTTTCAATTGCTGTTACTCTACTTGAAATAGAATCTGCTGCTACATTTAATTCAGATGAAGTAATATAATCATCTTCTATAGTTTTAACTCTACTTGAAATACCATTAGCTGTTTGAGTAAAATTACTTTCTGCTGTTGTTATTTTGCCATCTACATCAGTTATTTTTTTATTATAATCAGATTCTAATGATTCTGCTGATTGTGTTATTTTACCTTCAAGTTCAGTAACTTTTTTATCAACTTTACCATTAATATCACTTTCTGTATCAGTAATCTTCTTTGTATAGTCACTTGTAAGTGAATCAGCCGTTTGAGTAATCTTACCTTCTAATTCAGTTTTAGTAGTATTAATTTTACCTTCTAAATCAGTTGTAGTATCAGTAATTTTCTTATTATAGTCAGAAGTTAATGCTTCTGCTGAAGCCGTTATTTCAGCACTTAACTCTGTTTTTGTTGTGGTGATTTTACCGTCTAATTCATTATATATTTCACTAATATAAGAATTAAGTTCATTATCACCAAGCATTATTTTTAAGTTTCCATCTTTATCCCAAGTGATATGATTACCTGCTACATTACCACTACCATCTTCATTTAATGACCAAGTATTTTCAAGGTTTTTAATTGCGCCTGTAAGGTAAGCATTATCAGCATACAGACCATATCCTTCAAGAGTTGTGCCTTTATAAGTTACTCCACTTAGATTACCAATTCTACAAGCAGTTGGAAGTTTACCTTTTATATTGTCTTCTGATGCTAAAATATTTTCACTATTAAGACCTTTCATAAAGTCTATATAGCCGCCATCATAAGGGTTAAGTTTAATGATTGTTTGTCTGTTCTTATCAGTTTTGTTACCAATACGGATTAAGTATTGTCCATTTGCTGTTTCAGGGTCAACAGTTTTAAAAGTAGTAGCACCTCTATCATCATCTGATGTGCCTTCACCTTCAAATCCACTTAAACAAAGAACTCTTACGGTATTTTTACCATCTTCATTAACAGCAGTCACTATTCCTTTAAATGACAGTATTCTTGTTTCATCTACTTTATATTGTAATAGAACATAGTCATCTATAGCAAAAGGTGGAAATTCAGAAATTGTGAATATCCAATACTTATTATCTCCAATAGTATTATCTATAACATCTGTAATACAACCTACATCAGTTACAAGTAAAATACCATTGGTTGCTCTCATTTCATTATAGGTGATTACATATACGTCAAGATTACCATCAACTTTTAAGTTCTGAAATTCTGCTGTTCCATCAGGCTGTACTCTCCATCCTTTTGAGCCTGAAATGAAATTTGGAGAACCAATATCAATACCCATTTGGATATAGTTATTACCAATACCTATTGCTACGTTATTTTCAGAATCAGTAAAGTAGAATCCTTCTTCTACAATAGATTTGATATTAGTATTCTTTTTATCATTTACAGACTTACCCATTGAGACATTAGTACCATCATCTGAATTGGTAAGGTCAAGTTTAGTTGAAATATGTACCTTATTTTGGTTAACGTCAAAAACATCAACATCATTAGGTCTTACTCTAAATGTTTCATCTTGAGGTATATGAACGTGCAAATCAACATTTTCATCTTCTTCAATAATCCATTGTCCTTTTTCTTTATCACCAACTTCTAATTTAGTAGTATTGGTTACATCTGCATTTACATTTGTTGCATTAACATCTTCTGCATTAAGAGTATTAACATCTAAATTATCAACAGAAATACCCTCTTCAACCTCAACTTTCTTTGCAAATATTGTATCACCTCTGATATTACCTTCAGTACCAATTTCACCTTTTGCAGTTATTGAACCTACTCCTGTTAAATCACCATTTATATCCTCAGTATCATCAAAATACTGTCCCCAAAGATAGTGAGGGTCAAATTTTGAACCACTTGAACTTGAACCACCACCACTTTTAATAATGGTGGTAGAAGTGCCACCATTATTACTTTTTTTAGGAACTGCTATTGTTTTAATGTCTATCATAATTTTTTAATTTTATATTTGTCTACAAACAATGTGAACATTATTATATTTTAAATTTTGCGTAATTGATGTTGTTAACATCTTACCAAATCCATTAAAATTGAATGTGTCAAAGAATGTATATCCCTTATCAAAGAAGTCAGTTTCAACAATTACCTTTGGCTTATTATAATAATTCCAATATTGGTCTATAAATATCTTTTCAGGACGGTCATTATTACCAACTGAATCAGTAATTGATACCAAACCAAGATTTGTATCCTTATTTATTACATTGGTATTTGATATAGAAGATTTAATTCCTAAATCAGCACATTCTTCTACAGTAGGTATTGTATTAATTTTAAATTCAATATCATCCTTTTTCTTAATATACCTATGCTGTTCATCAGATAAATATATCAAATCTTTTGAATCTGACTTTATATCTTTTCCACCATTATCTGAAATAATTTTCACATTAAAATCTTTAATCCATATTGCAGATGTATGTGATAATGTATTAATATAATTGTCATACCATTTTGTATGCCTAAACAAAGTTGGGTGTCTGCGTGTAATGTTATTCCAAGAAATATTAACAACACCTTTTATCTTAAATTCAACTTTGCCACTTAAAGCATCAGACATTCTAATTGGAATTGCTGTACCAACTTCATTACTTATTCTACCATCAACAGTATTAGCCAACTCATATTCTTTACCAATTATAAAATCACCAATATTAGGGTCAAACCCTAAAGTGAACGTTGTTTTTCTTTCAGTTGTATCATTACCATCATCATCTTTTAAGAAAGGACAATTATTTAATGTTCTCCATGAATAAGTTGGTTTACCACCATTAAGATTATATGTGCTTTCTACAAGGTACTTATCACCAATCTTTAATTCACATTCCAATATAGGTATTTTATCATAGGTATCTTCTGTTGAACCATCAGATGAATAGTTATATTGATATTGTCTATATCCATCTATACCCATAAATGGATACATCCATAATTCATTAGGCTGTGGCTTTGGAACACCATTAGTTCTTGAAGATGCCCAAAACTCTTGTGCATAATATGCTTCATCATCTTTATATGGAGACATTGATGTATTAAGAAATGCCCAACCATTATTATTATGCTTAAACATATCAATCTGGTTTTGTAATGTTGCATTTTTGGGTGGAACTATTGAATAAAGCCATACATTTACTGATTTCATCATTAATGGTGCTAAAGCAATTTTACCATTAAATACAATATAGTTTGTTATACTTTCATCTAATGGGCTAAATGATGCTGATTGTCCACTATTAAAAGTGAATAATCCTGTATTACCACAAGCATCTCTGTTATTATTATCAATATTAGTAGCTTCTTCATCCGTATCTACTTCATTTCCATTAACTGAAATAACAAGATAATTAGTTGACGTTAATGAAGAATTGGTTCTTTTTCTTTTATTCCATGTCATTGGCTCTTTTTGAGTTGATAATGTCAACAATGCAGGAAAATAATCTTTTTCCCTTAAAATTTTCATTATCATATGTTGGTCAAGAAAAGTACCGTTTACATTATGCATATAAGATTCAATATCTTCATTTTTATATGTAAGTTTCCAACTTGGATTATATAACCATTTAACATACCAATCTCTTGCTCCCCAAGCATTATAATCTGTATTAGGGTCATTACTCTCTGAATCTTTTGTCATTGGAGAATTAATAAGGTTTTCAAATGCATTTAAAGATGTTGAACCTCTTCCATAAGACCAATATTCAGTCATAAATAGTTGACTCCTGTCATAATAACTATCTAATGCATCACTTTCCAAAGGTGACTCAAGAAAATCATCAATTTCTTCCAATTTACATTTTGCTTGAATCTGATTATATACCTCAGACATAGAAAGTGTAGTTGAATCAGATGAATACATATCTTTTTTTACTTCAAAATCATTTGAAACACTAAGTGTATTGTTTTCAATACTTTTCCAATCAAAAATATAAAAAGTTTCTCCTTCTTGTATAATATGTAGATTCAAGTATTGTAATATTTCAAATAATATTTCCTCATAATTCATAAGGTCATCTTCACTATCACCTAAAAATACATTTAGAGATACACCACATACTTTTAATGCTGATTTACCATCAACCATTTTACTGTTGTCATAAACAACACTTCCAAAACCATCTATTATTTTTTCAATATATTCATTAAAAGTATAGATTTTACTATCTGAAATCAAATTTGAATATGCTCTATCATCAGTTAGATACTTGTATTGTAATGTTGATAAATAATCTATACAAGTAATTGTAAACTCTTCCAACTGATATGCATATGGCTGTGTATAAGTATTTGGTTCTACAAATCCACTAAATATAAGTTGTTTGTTTTCAGTGTCTTTTGGAGTTTTATATATTTTAACTGAAACATCTTCATCATTACTTGCAAATACTTTATCACCAAGAAATATAGACGTTAAAAGGTTAATAGTACAAGACTTCTTTATAATTGGTGTAAACAAATCTTCACATTCAACAGTAATTTCAATAGGGTCATCACTGAAGAAGACCTTTGAATTATGGTCTTCTCCAATGTTAATTACCTCTGCACTAACAGTACTTCTAATTTGTACTTCAATGGTATCATTATCCTTATTTTTAAATGTTCCGTGTAAATAAGCCATATTATTTAATTCCTGTATGTTTACCAAGTGTACCTTGTACTTTACTGTAATTTTTTAAAGCAATATACAAGTCACTACCTTTTATTTTAACTTCACCACCAACAACGGCTGCACCACTGCCACCTAAACGGTTTTCATCTATTGCTCTGAACAAATTATTTTGTTGTCTACCATTCAAAATCATTTCACCACTGTTCACTCTTGCTAAATTGTAATCACCAATAGTTGTAGCACCTTGAATAATACCACCATTAGCAAATGAACCTATTTGTGCAATAGCGGCTAATACTGCTGCAACACCTGCTGCAATAGCAACCAAGTTTAATGGGAATGGCATTTTTGCACCACTTGCAGTAGCATTAGCAACACCTTCTCCTGTTTTTGCAGCAACCTTTGTAGCACTGTTTGCAACCTCTTGTGCTGTATTAGCCGTTTCTTGTTCAGTAGCTGCTGTTGATATTGCTGTTGTGGCTTCTGTTGTTGCACCTAACGCTTGTTGTATAGTAGTAACAGCTTCAATAGTACTTTGAATACCATTTAAAACTGAATCAACAGTATTAAGAACACCCATAAAGATTTCCCAAGCATTTGCACCTTCTTCAATCTTCTCTATAAGGCTATCCATTGAATTTACAATACCATCAACAGACAACATTGGTTGGGAAATCTTATTGTACTTCTCAACACCTGCGTTGAACTTCTCAGCAGATGACTTCTTTGATAAAGACTTTGCTTGTTTACCCAATTTATCTTGTTCACCTTGGAGTACTACAATTTTATTGACTACCTTTTGATATTCTTCAGATGTGGTGTCACCAAATTCTTCATATTTCTTCTTAAGATTGTTCAATTGACTTATTAAACCATCATTATAGTTCATAAGATTCTGAACACCTTCCAATGTCTTTCTTGAAAAATTGTCCTTACCTGTTGCAACATCAAAACTTGATATTTTTGGAGCAAATGAAATATCATCATATTCTTTTGCAAGTGCTTCAAGTTTCTCCTTTAATTTCTTAGTAGCCTCTTCTTTGTTCTTAATCTCAGGGTCTACTTTCAAACCAAGTGATATTTCTTTTTTCTCTATAAGTTTTGGTAACTCTTGCACTCTTTGTGCAACTGTCTGATTGGTTTCCTTATCATATATATCATCAGGCTTTATTTTACCTTTTGTAAGTTGTTCTTGAATCTTGCTTTGTTCTTTCCTTAATGCTTCAAGGCTGCCTGCCAATGGTGTTTCCTCAACCTTATTAGGCTTGTCATTCTTAACACTTGTCTTAGTTTGCTTAACCTTAACTTTAACTACTTTGGCATCTGCTGCTGCTTCAGTTGCTAATCTGTTGGTCTTTGCAACACTTGCATCAAGTTCTGCTTGTTTTGCCTTAAGTTGTGGATTGGATGAACCACTTGCACCATTGATACGGTTAATACCTTCTTGTGTGTAATACCAATCATTACCCTTTAATTCTGCATATCTTGTATTCTTATCATTTTGGTCTTTTACCTTGTCACCTGCCTTATACTTGTTTCTACCTGTCTTTGCAGCATCACTACCTATTGCAGACTGTATTTCACTTATTTCATCAATAAGTTTCATCTGCTTACGGTATTCTTCAGTCATTTCAGCAAGCCTTGCTGCTGCCTTTGCCCTTGCAATGAATGCTTGAACCACTGCATCTGTATTACCATTAAATACACCTTCTGCACTTACAACATCAGTAACACTTATGCCTAATTCATTGAACTTGCTTTTGTTCTCTTCTATCCAAGCATTCTTTTGATGTTCATTCTTAAGACTGTTCCATTCAGATTTTAGTTTCTGATATGAAGTCATAAGGTTAGCATAAGTATCTGCTGCTGTCTGTTTATATCTTTCAGCAGCCTTTTGCCCTTCATCAAGTTCCTTATTAAGTTGGTCTTGTTCATCAGTAGCCTTGTCAGCATTCTTTGAAAACATCAACAAAGCACTACCTGCTGCAATAACTGCTGAAGCAAGCAATACATATGGATTAGCCTTTGCAACTGCGTTAAATGCTGCTTGTGCTACTGTTGCAGCCTTTGTTGCAACAACACCTTTTGCTTCTGCTGCTGCCTTAAGTTTTATTGCTACTGCTGCTGCACCTTCTTGTATTGCTCTTGTCTTAAGCATTATCACACTTGAAGACTGCAATGCATTAGCTACCTTTGTTGCAAGGTTAGCAGCACTTTGTACAGCCATTACAGTTGCTATTGCATCCTTCAATGCTTTTTCATCACCTGTAACCTTTGCAATGATTGAACTATAGGTGGATAAAGCATCAGCACCAATACCTAATGCAGCATTAAATGCATCCAAGTTAGGTGTATCACTTGCTTTTACATTAATTTCTTGGTTAACATCACCAATTGTATCACGTAGAACACCTGCTTTTTCACGCAACTCATCCATTTTCTGTGATAATTCACGTCCTGATGCAGATTGTTGTTCTGCTGCTGACATTAACCTATATTGCTGTGTAAGTTTCTCAAGTTCAGTCTGTGTTAGTCTCAGTTCCTTCTTAAGTGTTCCATTAGGTGTTGCATTACCCAATTTACTTACATCTTCATTTGCTATCTTAACTTGTGTTGCTAATGCTTTAAGTTGTTCTTGTGCCATTCTTGAAGCATCACTTAATGATTGTCCAAAACCACTTGACTTTGCTGCATCTGACAAACTATTCCACTGCACCTTCAGTTCCTTTACGGATTCTGCAAGTGCTGCTTGCTGTTGTTTGGTGTTCATTGTGCCACTTGCAACTTTATCAAGCACAGATATTACCCTTTGATATGCTGTTATCTGTTCATTTGTGACAGGACTGCTTTTATCAAGTTCCTTGTTAGCATTCTTTGATTCCTTCACAAACTTATCAAGCATATGTTGGGCACTTCTTACCTCTTCAACAAACTTTGAGGTATCAGCCGTTATAATTGCTGTTAGATTGTTTGCCATAGTTATTTATCAATTGCGTTTTTAATAAAATTATTTAGTATGTTTTCTGCGTTTTTCATACCATTATCAATGGCACTATTGGATTTAATATAACCTTTGTTACCTTTATTGTTTTTTCTATAAACAGTACCACCTACAAAGAATCTTGCCTTCCATGTCCCATCATTTTCTGTATGTCCTAATGCGTGAATCTTAATAGAGCCATTATCAAGTTTACCAACCATAATACCCTCTGACATTTTATAATAGTCTGAAGTTGCATATTTGTATTGTCCTTGTGATTTTCTAAACTCATCACGCATTTCATCTCTAATCTTAAATGCTGCTGCTACCAATGCACGGCTTACACCTTTAAGCATTTCAGCAGAAGCATTCTCAAGGTCTCTTGTATCATATATTATTCTTTTTGCCATTGCTCTGCTAATTTTTGAAGTCTTAATATATCATCATCTGTAATTTCAGTTATATGTTTTTCTTCTTCAAATAAGTCTTCACAATCTTCCCATTTGAATTTACATATATCTTGTAGACTAAGTTTTTTCTTTGAATTAACTTGGGCTGTGACATAAGCATTTAATCTTGCTGTTTCCCAAGTAGCACGGTCACAATATGGTATAAGGTCTACAAGGTCATTCAATTCCCATTCTGTGCATTCATCCATAAAGTATGGAACTGTCACTATCTTGAACTGAAAGACCAATACATTAAGAAGGTAGTGGAACAACAGTTTTGGTGTCTCTCCATTACCTTCTGTCTTTATTTTTTTTTAAAACTATTCTGTGTCTTTACAACATCTTGTACCCAATCACCAAATTCATTAAGAACTGATGGGTTTTCATCAAGATAATCTATAAATTCATCAAATGTTATTGAATAATCCTTGCAGCTTGACAATACACAACAATACATAAAGGTTATAACATCTGTTAGTCCTGCTGCGTTAAATGTCTTGTCTGCAATATTCTCAAACATAAGCATTGCACGTATTGTGTATTTCAACTCAATTTCTTTATCTTTGATTGTAATTTTCATAATTGTGACTATATTAAACTATTATTTAAAAAATTAAGGGCAATAGAATTAATCTACTGCCCTTTTTCATTAGGCTGTAGTAGCCTTTATCTTTTCATAGTATTAGGTCATTATTCTCCGCCTTGCTGTACTGTAGTACGCACAATCTTACCTGCACCTGTGAAAGTAGCAGTATAAGTAGCATTATCACCATTAGCTGCATTTGCTACAAGTGAAGTGATAACTGCATCACCTTCATAGTATTCATTACCACTTGTCCAATTCTCATAATCACCATCTGCTACGTTCTTAGTGTTGTCATTCTCAGCCTTAAGACCAAATCTCACCTTCATTGGAGTACCTGCCAACATCAAATCAAATAGACTTGAAAAATTAGTTGGAGTATAAAGGTTCTCAGTAGAAATTTCCCAAGTAAACTTAGTTACCTCAGAACCTCCCCAAATACCGTGGTCTTTTGAACTAATCTCAGCAGTCTCAGCATTAATAGTGAAAGTGTGATTTGTAGCAAATGCAAATGACTTACCCTCATCATTAAATAACATAAGGTCTCTACCCTTAATTACTTTATTTGTATTAGCCATATTATAATTTTCCTTTTTATTTTTAATTATTTATCTTATAATTGAATTGCATACGCTGTATGTATGCATTATTATATTCCTCTGTTGCCATTATTAAGTCTACATCATTGATTTCCATACCATCATATACAGTATGTTGAATCTCTAAAAGTTTTCTAACTTCATTGGCAATATCAACACCAACTGAATATTTGTCAGTAATAACATTTATCTCAATTGTAGCATCATCTTGAAAAGTTCCATCTTTACATCTTGATGAATTTAGGTTAACACGTTTATAAATTATAAATGGAAATTTTGCATCATTATCTGCTACAAGTGGATATACTTTACATTTAATAGTATCAGAATTAGTTAAGGTGTTGAATATATATTTTCCTAAGTTTAAAGTATTAATCATTTATTAACTCCGTTTTAATTGTTTTATTCATTCTACTATTGTCAGGCTGTATATTCAATATCCTATAAAGTTTCTGATTCCATCTTATAATGTCAAAATCATCCACAGGTACATATTGCCTTACTTGGAATGTTTTTGCATTACTATAAAAGATTTCACCATTAATTATAGTTCTGTCACCACCATCATTGACAAGTCTTGCACGTGTAGTGTACTTTACTTGTAATGATTCTGTTTCCTCACCATATTCATTGGTCTCAATAACTTTTTCTAATATTTCAATAGGTTCTGTCAATAATCCTGCTCTCATAATCTTTAAATATTTGCGTTTTCATAGTCTCTGTACATACTCAATATGTATTGCAACGTCTTTGGAACTTCTACCACTTGGTTGTAGGCTACTGATTCCCTATTATCATATAGATTACCAATTATTAGAAGCATTGCGTGAAGAAGAGGACTTGGAACTTCCCCTTCTTCTGCAATTATTTCTTCAAGAGTTTTATCAATATGCTTTTCAACCAAATTTTCAGCAACATTTTCAAGATGCATTACATAAGAATCATCATCTGTGTAATTCTCATCAAGATTAAGGTGTTTTTTAATTGTTTCTAAGTCTATATGCATATTGATTTTTAATTAACTTAATTATTAGGCTCTTGTCTTACCAAATACAAATGCTTCAGGACGGAGAATTTCAGCGTCAAAATAAGCATTAACAACAAGTCTTACACAACCATTTACTGCTTGAGTATATTCATCAACAGTAATATCAATGTTACCCCAAGATGCTACTGCAAGATTAGAGAAGTCACCATATACATAAGCACCTGCTGTCTTAACATTAGAAGTAGTGATTGCTTCAACACCGTCAATCTGTCCACCTTCCATTACAAGCTGAGTATTCTTGCTTGATTTTGCCATTGCTCTCAAATCAGCCTTAGCACCTGTTGAAAGCAAATACTTAGCAGCACCATAAACATTAGCCTCTTCAAGTTCTGCCTCATTAGCACAAATCTTAGCAAATGTGTCACCTTCCTTAAATTCAACACCATAGAAAATACCTTGTGGCTGAGTCTCACTCTTAGCAGCACTACCAAGGATAGTAGCTTCAAGTTTATCATTCAATGCATTTACAATATCTCTACGGATAGCATTCTCAACACCAATAGTGTCTTGAGCAAGCAACTTCTTAGAAATATCTACATAAGCTGTAAGTCTCTTTGGTCTAAGAACCTTATTAGAGAAACTGTTAGATGTCTGACCTGCTGTAGCAATCTCATCAGCCCAACCAACATTACCCTTACCCATTACAGGTACGGAAATATCACCCATTGGCATTCCTGTGTACCACTTAACACCAAGTTTAGAAAGCACTGAATTAGCGTAAAGTGGCTCAAGTATTCCCTGAATCTCAGTCTCAATTACATTATCATGAACACCATCTACTCCATCAACGGTTACTGCTCTCTTCTCTGCGTCAGCATTAATACTAAACTGTTTAGTTCCGTTCTCCATTGCTGAACGGATTTCTTTTACAATAGAAACGTTTTCCTTTGTCATAATTTTAGATTTAATTTCTTTTTTAATTTCTTTATTATCTTCATCTGCTTCATCTTCTTTTGGAAGTTCATTTTCATATGAAGCAAGTTTTTTATTTAATTCTTCTAATTGGGATTTTAGTTCTTTAATCTCTTCTTTATTTTTATCAAATTCTTGCTGTTCCTCATCAGTCATTTCACGTACTTCTTTCTTACAAACATCAATAATTTCCTCACAACGTTTATAAAGAACAGATTGTTTATCCCTTAATTCAACTGAATTTAACTTTTTCATAAGGTCTTTTAATTATAAATATTACGTTATTTGAAAAAATCCATTTATTTTATAATAAATTCATCAAGTTCTTTTAACATTGAATCATATTTTGTAGTGATTTCATTTGATTTCTCTACCATATCTAATGCACGTTTACTGCATGAAGTAGCAAGATAAGCAGGTTCATAAACAGGACTTACATCATATAGTCTGTTAATCTTCAAAATCTCTCTTACAAGTGTACCATCTTCACGCTTATACCATCTATCACCATCTTCAGCAAGTGTAAATGCAAAACTTGAAGTGGTAATTTCACCTCTCTTTAAATGCTCAAGTAATTCATCTCCTAGAACTGTGTGAGGTGCTTCAAACTCATAATAAAGTCCATCTTCTCTAAGTTCAAGTGCTAAACTACCTTCACCATATCTTGAACGTGCCAATACAGTATCTTCATTATGGTTGAATCTTGCAAATATGTCACTATTCATTATGGTTTCTTCTGTTATTGCACCTTTCTTAATAATCTCAATGTAACCCATATTCTGTGATTCACTCTCAAATTTAACAGCATAACCACTAACAATACGGCTTTCAGGTGTATCAGATTCAAGATTTCTTAATTGGACTTCACAATTTCTAATAAATTCCTTATTCTCCATCTGTTTCTTTATTTTCCTCATTATTATTTCCACTTATCTTATTATCTGCAATCTTGGTATAAGGTATTTGTACTTCATCACCACCTTCAACAGGAATTAATCCAAGATGATTTCTTGCTTCATTAATAGTCATAATACCACTTGAAGTAAGTTTTGTAAGATATTCAGCAGTGGTTTTTTGGTCTCCTTTCATTAACCAAGTCTCATCAATATCAATAGTTATTCCATTTTCTGAAGGCTTAACCAACTTACGGTTAAATTCATCTTGCATCATAACAACATAAGGCATTAATGTATGTGTTACAAACTCAATATTAGCCAATTCAATGCTATTATATGATGCACCACTCTTATCTCCAAGCAAAATAGGATTAATATTGAAATATCTTGCAATTTCAGCAACATTAAATGACCTTGCTTCCAACATCTGACTGTCATTTGCATTACTTGAAAGCTGTTGATAACTCATATCATCATCTAATATTACCAATCCACTTCCTTTATCTCCATGAGTATTAGCAAATGCTTCTCTTGCTTGCTCTTTTGCACCTTTTCTTGCTCCCTTAATAGTTAAAGCACCTTGTAAAGCACAACCACTTGCATAATAGTTCCTTGCTGCTTTATCTGTTGCTTGAGATAATTTGATAACTTGATTTGCATAAGTAATCAATCCACGTCCTTGAATACCATTATTGGAATCCTTAAAAAGATGAATCACATTACAAGATTCAATATTTGTCTTTTTAATGAAAGGAATTTGATAGTACAATTCTTGTTTCTTCTGATTATAAACAATATTAACCGTACCATGTTCACAATATACAAGATTTATAGGTGTGCCATCTTTTGCACGTTCAATGTAGCAATATGCATTACCGTGTAATATTACATCAGTAATAAGCATCTTAATAAGGTTATATTTACTTATTAAGCCATCTTTAAATAATAAATTAATAGGATGATTACTATCAACTTTATTATTTCTCTTAACAAGTATTGGCAATTGAGCAATAGAATTTGAAATCAATTCTAAAGCAGCATAAAAAGCAGATAGTGAAGTTGCACTATCTTCCAATTTATAACCTCCAAAAATTAATGATGTTGCTGCATCTTCCCTTGGATATTCTTGTATAGGCTGTTTGCTTCTTTTTGTAATTTCTAATCCAAAGATTTTCATACTAATTTTTAGTTATAAATATATTATTAATTTGAAAAGTTATTTGTAACTGATAAAACTTCACCATCAGAACTTGGATTTACCTTATTTAAATAAGTTCCCAAGGCTTGAACCATTGCAATTACAGGGTCAATTTTTCTGTCTTGATTACCACCACTTTTAACAGGTTTACAGTTGTCATTGTAATCAAATTTTAATTCCACATTGTTGAAACACCATCTAAGACAAGGGTTATAATCCATAACAATCTTACCTTCTCTAATAAGCATTTCAAAGTACTTTGTAGGTCTGTTAAAGTTACCAATGGCTTGTGAATAAGGATATAGTGGTAAACCCTCTGATGTTGCATTAATTGCCCATTGTGTTGCATTCCAACTATCATATCCAATTCCTAATAGATATGTCTTATTATAAATATCTAATTGGTCTCTTAAAATTTCATCATAGTCAACACAATTTCCACTTGTAACCTTTACATATTTCTGCCTTTTCCATAATTTATAAAGGTCTCCATTTACTGATTCATCAATTGAACTCTCAGGAACATAAATTATATTTTTAAATATAAATTTATCAGGATATACTTTTCTTTCCTCATTAGGTGGAAACATTACGCTTACCGCTGTTAAGTCTGATATTGCAGATAAGTCAACACCCATATAACAGTCTTCATCATTTAAATCATCCCATTTGACAGTATCAAATGAATTTTGTAAGTAATTATCAGGTATCCAAACTTCTTTTGTCTGACAGAACTGATTGAAGTTCTTGGTACGTACACCTGTTTCTAATGCTCCATTGTTCTTTGCTGCAACAATCTGTTCACGTAAGTAATCATAACTAACAGTCTGCCCTAATGATGGAGCACATTTAATCCAATTATCTTCATTTTCCCAATCATCACCTTCATCCAACTCATATATTGCACTGAATTGAGAATCATCAACCTTATTTCCTTTTAAAATGTCAATACAGTTAAGTCTATGTTCATAACAAGGATAGCCATTAAGTAGGAATCCTGCTGTTGTAATTATAATGGCTAATGGTTGCTGTCTCATACCTTGTGAAGACTTCATAACATTATATAAATCCCAAGTTTTTGCAGCATGAAATTCATCAAGCACAAAACAACTTGAGTTATATCCATCATTTCCCATAGCATCACTACTTAGAATCTGAATCTTACTCTTTGTCTTTGGTATTAATATTGAATCTCTATACCTTTTAAATATTTTATTATTCTTATCTACACTCTCACAGAAATTGGAAGTAATGTCAAATGCAATCTTTGCTTGCTGTCTGCTGTTAGCAACCAACTCAACTTCTGAACCATTCTCTTTGTCAGCTATTGCACATAATATACCCAAAGCAGCAGCAAATGCAGTCTTACCTGCTTTTCTTGAAATCATAATAAATACGTTTCTTGTTACTCTGAGGTTATTCTTTTTCCACTTCCAACCAAATATATTAGCCACACAAAACTGCTGCCAAGGTAATAATTCAAAAGGTTTACCATTATGTTGACCTGTGAAATGCTTGAGCCTTGAAACTACCCTTATTTTCTGTTCTACGTCCTCTTTATCAAAATAAATATCTTCTCTATTCTTCCATTCTTTATAACGCTTACAAGCCAAAATGATAGCTTCACAAGCCTTTAATTTACCGCTTAATACATCATCCGCATATTCTTCATAAGTGTATGTAATCATTAACTAATCAATTCTTCTAAATCATCTTGGTCTTGCTCAATATCCTTCATTTTGGACTTGCTCATTAAGTTAAGACCAAATGAATTTAATAGTTTAAAAAGATGGTCTTGTGCCTGATTGCAAATCATAAGACTTGGATTCTTACTCATTCTTCCCCTTGCATCAGTCTTTTCAAGTCCATTCCTTAATATATCAACTTGACACTTGCGGATGATGTCATAGTTAAATGCTATTAGGTCAAGTGAAACTCTCCATTCCTCATTAATCTGACCATATTGAGATTCAAGACGGTTTATAAGATTAGTCATGTAAGTGATTACTTGCTTATCATAGTCTTTATAAATTTTCTTTGCATCCATCTTAAAATCTAATTATTAATATAATATTTTATTATCTATTTTGCTAAACTATCAATTGATAAATAAAATTAGCCCTAAAATAATATTATAATCTAAATAAATCATTCTCTTGATTAGTGGTGGGCATATTTCCAATTATCAAAAAATAATTTCTACTGTAATAAATAAATATATCCATTTTCCAAAAAAAATTAATATAATTATTTTCCAAAACTCTTAAAAAATAACTCTTGTGAAAAGAAGGG